AAATAAAAGCGTTACTGTTTCGGCAGGTGACGAAGGAACACCACTAACGCAAATTTTCTCAGGTCAAATTATTTCAAGCTATATTGATTTAAGTTCTATGCCTGATATTTCTTTTAATTGCGCTGCTATAGCAGGATGGGTAAGCAAAGGCGCACCTTCAGCAGCAAAACATTATCCTAATGGAACTGTTGCAGAAGATTTAATAAAAGCATTAACTGGTCAACTTGGAAACGGATGGCGTTTTCAAAATTATAACAACTCTGCTCATTGTATTTTGACTGACCAATATTTATACGGTTCTTTAATTGACAAAATTCAAACAGTCGCAAGAGCAGCGCAATTTCCTTTAGTGATTGAAAATAATACGGTAACTATTTGGTCTAATAGTGGTGTCAGAGATAATGTAATTATTGAAGTAAGTCCCGAAACGGGATTAGTTGGTTATCCTTCATATTGGGAAGCTGGCTTTACAGTTAAATCAGAATTTAAGCCTACTATCCTTAATGGAAGGCAAATTAAATTAACTTCTTCATTACCAAAAGCTAATGGAACTTTTCCTGTTCAAAATTGCACACACGAAATTAGCACATTAACGCCTGATGGTCCTTGGTTTACCACTTCACAATTGAGTCCACCGCCTTATGTCTCAAAAAACTAATATTCAAACTAATCATGTAGCTTCAGATAATGCTTCAGAAGTTAGTAGATTAAATTACATTATTAAAACGGCATTATCAGGATTGCGAACAGCTATGCCTGTTCAAGTAATGTCAGTAACAAATAATGGCGGTGTTTCAGCTATTGGTTATGTTGGCGTACAACCTTTAGTAAGTACGTTAGATGGTGACGGTCAAGTTTGGGACCATGCCACAATATACAATGTACCTTATATGAGAATACAAGGCGGTGCTAATGGAATTATTTTAGACCCTGCAATTGGTGATATTGGACTTGCTATTGTATGTGATAGAGATATTACTGCCGTTAAAAGTGCAAAAAAAGTATCAGCTCCAGGTTCTTTAAGAAAAAATGATATGTCTGACATGGTTTATCTAATGACTATTATTGGCGCAGCTCCTACGCAATATCTGCAATTTAATTCAAGCGGAATTACTATTACATCGCCAAATAATGTTACGGTAAATGCTCCAACGGCAGTCGTAAATGCGTCAACTAATGTTACAATGAACACACCAATTTTAAAGGTAAGTGGTGACATTATAGATAACTTTAATACGAATACTCATTCAATGGCTCAAATGCGTAGTCTATACAATAGTCATACTCATTCTGACCCACAAGGCGGAAATACTGGAACTCCAAGCAATTCAATGTAAGGTAAAATATGACAATAATTCAAAATACTCTATTACTTGACCAATCTGCATGGGATTTGGTATTAGATATTAATGGAAATATTGCACTTGCTGAAACGCCTTATTCTATTGCACAAGACGTTGCTTCTGCTATAAGAACTTTTATAGGTGAATGTTGGTATAACAATTCACTAGGGATTCCATATTGGCAAAATATTTTAGGAAAATTTCCACCTTTGCAATATACAAATTTACAAATGCAAAAAGCAGCATACACTATTCCTAATGTGGCTCAAGCAAAAGTAACATTTACATCTTTCACAAACCGTGTTTTAAGCGGAAAAATACAAATTATTGACACTGATGGCGTAACTAACAATGTTGCGTTTGGATAAGGCTAATTATGACAACTAATGTTCCTCAAATTACATGGGTTAATGGTAGTCCAGTTTTACCTGCTGAATTAGACATTTTAGCTGGCGTTCAAGCGGATATTAACGCTGCATTTGGTGGTGGTGTTAATCCTTCATTGCAAACTCCACAAGGTCAAATTGCAATGTCTGAAACTGCTTTGATTGGAAATAAAAACAATGAAATTGCTTATATCGCAAATCAAGTTAATCCATCAATGGCTTCAGGAATTTGGCAAGATGCTATTGGTGAAATATATTTTATTTACAGAATACCTGGAGCTGGAACTGTCGTTAGTGCAGTTTGCAATGGTGCTGTTGGTACTGTTATTCCTGTTGGGTCTGTAGCACAAGATACAAGTGGTTATTTATACTCCTCTACAGAAACTGTTACTATTCCTGCAAGCGGTTCAATTACTGTTCAATTTCAAAATCAAACACAAGGCGCAATTGCTTGTGCTGTTGGCGCATTAAATACAATTTATACAGCAATTGCTGGATGGAATACTGTAAACAATCCTACGGCTGGTACATTAGGTAATTTAGTAGAATCAAGGGCTGCATTTGAAGCTAGACGTTCTGCCTCTGTTGCTGGAAATGCAGTTAATTCATTAGGTTCAATTTATGGTTCTGTATCTTCCGTTCCTAATGTTATTGATTGTTATGTTGTTGATAATCCAACTAATAGCACAGTAAGTTATGGAAGCACTGGATATTCAATGGCTCCTCATTCAATTACAGTTTCTGTTGCTGGCGGTTCTTCTGATGCAATTGCACAAGCTATTTGGAACAAAAAACCACCTGGAACAAGCTATAACGGAAATACTTCAGCTACAGTGTATGATACAAATTATGCAGAACCATATCCAAGCTATACAGTTACTTGGTTAATTCCATCATCAACGCCTGTGTATTTTGCTGTGCAACTTAAAAACAATTCTCAATTGCCATCAAATATCACTCAATTGGTTCAAAATGCAATCATTCAATCATTTAGCGGTCAAGATGGTGGAACGGCTGCTGGTATTAATCAAACAACTTATTCAGGTCGATATTATGCTAACGTTAATGCAATTAGTCCTGCGGTTGAAATTTTGTCAATTTTAATTGGATTTACTAATATTGCTGGAGCTACTTATACTTCATTGACTTTTGGTATTGACCAATTGCCAACGATTTCTGCTTCTCAAATTGGTGTAACACTAGTCTAAAGGCTACTCATGTTAAGTTTAGCTCCATTTTCAGACGTTCCATTTAGTTCGTTACAAAATAAAGGAATTGCTCCAGTACCTGTAGCTTCGCCTCCATTTTGGACGCAAACTATTTTAAGTCAATATGATGCTTCTCCAACTTTATTAAGTTTAATTGAATCATTTAATGACGCAATTGACCCAACGGCTGATATTGCAAGTTTTTATGAAAACATTTGGAATGTATATACTGCTGTAGGAAATGGTTTAGATATATGGGGGCAAATTGTAGGCGTATCTCGCATATTACAAATTAATGCTTCTAATTATTTTGGATTTAAAGAAGCCTATACTGCACCTACAGCTAGTAGTGGTCCACAGCCTTTTGGTCAAGCTCCATTTTCTCAAGGTGTAGCATCAACAACTTCTTTTGCTTTATCCGATAATCAATATCGTAGATTAATTTTGGTAAAAGCTGCTGCAAATATTTCTAATTTATCTATTCCTTCTATTAATGCTTTATTAAGAGCAGAATTTGGAAATAATGACGGGGTAAATCCTTATGGGCAAGCCTATGTTATAGATTTAGGCGGAATGGCTTTTGATTACTATTTGAATTTTATTCCATCTCCTGTTCAAATAGCAATTATCAATAATTCGGGTGTATTTCCTAGACCTGCTGGCGTAAATGTAACATTAACTTATTTATAGGATAAAAAATGCAAAGCACCAATATCCCTTCAAAAATTCCATTGCCTTTTGCTTATGCAGCAGGAACAGGATATATTGAACCTATCCCAACAGATTCGCAAATTGGAATTACTAATGGTCGAGCTTCATTGCATGATGGATTTCCTCCATTAACATTTAGTCCTATTAGTTCAGGTGGTGTTCCACCTTTAGGTGCGGATTTTAATGGCATCTTAAATGAAATTACTACTATTCAGCAATGGCAAGAAGCTGGTGGATTTTTTCCTTATGATTCAGTTTTTTCAACTATTGTAAATGGCTATCCAAAAGGCGCAGTATTGCAAAGCGCATCATTTAATGGATTTTGGATAAGTACGGTTGAAAATAATACAACAAATCCTGATGCTGGTGGTGCTGGTTGGGTTTCAACTGCATTTGAAGGTTTATCTTCAGTTGCAATGTCAGGCACAAGCATTACATTAACAGCGATACAATCAGCTTATCCAATTGTTGTTATTACAGGAACTTTAACTGCAAATAGCACAGTTATTGTTCCAAATCAAATTGGTAAATGGATTTTTTCAAATCAAACAACAGGTACATATACTTTAACAGTTAAAACTGCTGCTGGTACAGGTGTAAATATTACACAAGGTTCATCACAATATTGCTGGAGTGATGCTACAAATATTTATTATGCCAACGCTTCTTCAGTGACAAGTTTTAATACTCGTACTGGTGCTATTACTTTAAATGCAACTGATGTAACCAGTGCGCTAGGTTATGTTCCTTACAATGCAACTAATCCTTCAGGTTATTTATCTGTTGGTGTTGGTGTAAATCAAACTTGGCAAAATGTCACTTCTAGCAGAAGTGCTAATGTTACATATACAAATTCTACAGCCTCTCCAATTATGGTAACAATTACATCAGGTCAAGGTCCAAATGTATATGTTAATGGAGTATTTATTGGCAGCAACGCAACTGGTCCATCTGATAACGGTACAATTACTTTTATAGTACCTGCTGGAAATACATATTTAGCAGATTTTGCTGGTGCTGGTGGCTCAGGAGCTACTAATTGGGCTGAATTACGTTAATTTTAATAAAGGAAAAACCATGACAATTTTATTTTCAACATCTTTAAACGCTGAATTTGATACTAATGTTACGCCATTAGACCAAATCCCTGCTGATGCTTTTAGTGCTACAAAAGTAGCACAAATTGCTACAGAAATTGCAGAGGAAGTTCCAGCAACAGTGGAATCAGCAGCAGTAGAAGTTGAAGCTGATGTGCTGAATGATTCACCAAAGTCTAAGAAAGGTTAAAGTGTCATGGTTAATAAAGAAGATTTCGCAGACAAAGCAGCTCAAGCTGGAAACGCTATTCAATATTCAGGCGCAACTGGTAGCATAATTGCTGGTCTAGCATTAAGTGAAATCGGTGTAATTATCGGCATGTTAATTGCAGTCTGCGGTTTCTTTATTAATTGGTATTACAAACATAAAAGTTATATGTTGTTAGTTAAAAGAACTAATGCAGAAACTAAGGCTCTAAAATCAGGTAAAATTACTGTATTAGAAGAATCTGATATAGACCAAAATGGATAAATGGCAAGCAGCCTTACTATCTTTATCTGCTAGTGGTCTTATTTTTTTAGCAGCTCAAGAAAGTTATAGCCCAGTTCCATATAAAGATACAAAAGGCGTTATCACCAATGGATTTGGTAACGCTTCTATTACTCCAAATCAAAATGTAACCGTTCCTAAAGCGTTAGAAGATTTAAAACAAAATACTTCTAAAGCTGGTCAAGCGGTTTCGTCATGTGTAACGTCACGCATTACACAAAATCAATATGATGCTTTTGTAAGCCTTGCATACAATGTAGGCTCTTATTCATTTTGTAATTCCACTATTGTTAAAAAAGCCAATGCCAATGATTTAATTGGGGCGTGTAATGAATTTAAACGCTGGACTTTTGTAGGCGGAAAAGATTGTAAGATTAAATCTAATAAATGTTATGGTATTTACAAAAGGCGTGAAGCTGAACGTCAACTTTGTTTAAAGGATAATTAAATGTGGCAAAATATTAAACATTTTATGTACGTTTTAATTTGTAAATTAGAATCATTTGTAAATAACTTAAATATGGCAATTGTTAAGCTAATTTGCGAAACGGCTATTATTTTATTGGTATGTGTATTAACTTTACATTGGATTGATGGCAAATTACACAAACAAGTGACGCAAACAAACAGTGTAGTGGCTATTCCTGCGCCAATTGTAAAAGATGAACCAGTAGCTCAAGTTGAAATTAAAAAGCCTGTAAAGGTCTTTAAAAACAGTCAAAAAATCAAACAAAAAGCAAAATTGCCTGAAGCTGTTGTAAATAACAACAACGAGCAAGTATTGGCTGCAATTTCAATTCCAAAAAATGATTTGTTCCCTAAAACTGTAACGACTGTATTAAATACAGATACAGGAATTACTACTTCTTACATTAAAGATGAATCATTGCCATTTTTGTCATTAAACATTCATGGTGACGTTGGAATATATGGTGGTATTAAAAACGGCACTACTGCGGTAAGATTGCAAGCAAATCAAGGGATTGTCGATATTAAAGACATTCATATTAAAGCAACTGGTTCAATAGACCAGCTAACTAATGGCAAAACTGATTATTTTGTTGGAGTGGGTGCAGCATATAATTGGTAGGAAAGGCTTACATGATAGATGAAGGCTTAAAAGAATTTGCAACTGAGCGTCAAAAAGAAATTATTGACGCTATTAATGAATATGGTTCACAAAGAAAAGCAGCTCAAGCATTAAATGTTTGTCAAGGCACTATTCAAAGTGCTTATGATGCTGTAAGAAAAAGAGCTGCGCTTCATGGCTATAGCCCTCAACACGATATGCTTCGTATTGTTCCTGAGCCTTTTATTGTTAGAGGTCACTCTACGCTTTATGATGCTGATGGAAAACCTAAGCTGCAATGGGTTAAAACTTCACTAGACCAAGATAAATTAACAGAAGTTATTAAAGATTTTGTTATTAGTTTATCTCAAGATATAAAAGGATTAGCTCCAATAATTGAGCCTCCTAAATTAAATCAAAAAGATATTCTTACAGTAATTCCAATGGGCGACCCTCATTTTGGTTTATATGCTTGGTCTAAAGATGCTGGTGATGATTTTGATTTAGCAATAGCTGAAAATCTTACTTGCGGTGCTATTGATAGACTTATCGCAAGTTCTCCAAATTCAGAAACTGCATTGTTGTTAAATCTTGGTGATATGTTTCATGCTGATAATCAAAAAAATATTACTAATTCAGGACACCAACTTGACGTTGATGGAAGATGGGCTAAAGTTCAACAAATTGGATTAAGAGCAATTATTTATTGTTTAAAAAGATTATTAGAAAAACATCAAAAAGTTATATTTAGAATTAATAAAGGCAACCATGATGGTCATTCATCTTATGCTTTAGCATTAATGATTTCATGTTATTTTCATAATGAACCTAGAATAGAAGTAGATTTATCCCCTGCTGTTGCTTGGTATTATCAATTTGGAAAAGTTTTAATTGGTTCTACTCATGGCGATACTATTAAAGGCAAAGATATGTTGTCAATTATGGCAGCAGATAAACCTTCAGAATGGGGAACTTCAAAATTTAGATATTGGTATGTTGGACACGTTCATCATAAAGATGTAAAAGAATATCATGGTGGAATTGTAGAATATTTTAGAACATTGGCAGCTAGAGATGCTTGGCATCAAGGGCAAGGT